GTCTTCAGCGGAGCTGAGTTGTAAAGACAACTCTTCTGCAAACTCGTCTTCATCTGGATCAAAGTTTGGATTCTTCTTTTTCTTCACAGACACATACCTCTCCAATCGTGATTTTCGCATCTCAACCTTCTTCCTCAATTTTGCCTCCCTCCTCAATTCCTTGAGGCGAGCCAAAACTGTATTCTTCTTAAGCTTAAATGCTTTCTGAGGATGTACAAACTCTTCAATGAAAGCCCATTTGGAATAGGCTCTCACAGAAGGCTTCTTCTCCTCAGGAGGCACAGAGTACTGAAGCCCAATCGCTTCATCGACTCTCTTAGCTACACCCGAAAATACAGCATTAAACTCATCATCTTCCTCAGGAACAACCTTCGGTTTCGGCGGCAATGGAGAAACACCCGAGGCAGCAGACGAAGCATACGATTTTACTGACTTAGATAAGACAGCATCAAATCCCATATCATCTGCAAAAGCTTCTTTCTCCACATCAGCAACAGTACTCTTCTTATACGAGACATCCACCTGAACATCGGTATACAATTTCAAAAACCAATCTTCAGAAGGAAGGGTTTTCTGACTCCTATCTTTCGCATATTTCAATTTCTCCAATCGTTCGACCGTAATACGTTTGGCGAGCAACATAAGCTCTGGCAATTCGACTTCCTGATTGATATTAAATGGGACATTCCCTTTGGCGACATAATCATCCCACAAATGATGGATGACAGCAGATAACTGCGGAGACAAATACGCTCCTGAAACCAAAATACCAAACCAACGAACCATACGTACACCAGCCATGGCAGCTGGATCCTCTCGATCAACTGAAGTAATCTCATAATGCACCAAAGACGAAGCCAAAGAGCAAAAATCAGGGACAGGAACAAAGAGTCTCGTGTCGACACCTTTTACTTTACGTACAACAGAACCAATACTCATTCCAAGAAATCTTCCTTTTGTTTGTTCAAACTGTTCTCGTGCCGGAAGGTAATCAATGACCACCTCTTCCTCCTTAATAGTGAATTGTAAATCATGTTTCACTAAAGCAACGAGTTTGCTCAAATACTCTGGGATTGACTCCTTCGTAGGAATGCCTAAGGTCTGAACGCACGCCGCTACTCGCGCTGAGGCGGTAATAGCAAGCAAAGTAGTTCCATTGATGCCGGAACACGATCCAAAGACTTTTTGCACATTTGCAGTTTTGTATATCAGTAAATTAACATTTGTCATCATGACAGTGTGTAAAAGGTGGAGAGCCGACCAAGGAGCATCTAGTCCAGGATCAATCAGAGGAGTATACAACTCATAATGGATCCGGGCAGTATCTGCCATAATGGACATATCTTGTCCAGAAATGTCCAAAGAAAGCAAAATTATTTCGAGCTTCAAAGTCACAACCTTCACCCAAACATCATCACCAAAACAAATGAAATACACTCCTGGCTGCTTATGAACATAAAACCATGTAACCATTCGATCTGCACCTCCATATGCCCACGAAAAACCAAGAGCTGAAATACTATCAGGATCTTCATCAAACCTCAAGAGAGACTTAGAATATGAATCAACTAATCCAGTGAAGCAAGCGCGCAATCCACCAGGAAAAATGTAATAAGGTCTAACCTTCTTATACACATCTTCTCGACTCATTTTCTCTCTCTTATTGGCTAGAACAACCAATTGGTGTTCTCTGTTTTCTTTCAACCATCTCGTCAAAGCAGGGTACCCTTCTTGGGCCTTTGCAAAAATCACTTGTGACACAACTGCCACATCATGCAACACACGTTTAACCAAAGCAGGAGGGCGGAGCCAAGGAGAGCCTGCACCAGCAAGAGGATTTAAAGTCAATCCTACTTGACTAACAAGCTTTCCCTTCAGAGGAACAATACGATTGGAGTCAAATTTCAAAAGTTTCTGAACTCGTACAAGCTCATCGGGATTGAAGACATCAAACTTCTTAGGAGGGGAATCACGGTGGAATTTAGCTATGAGCCGGTTTTGAAAACCTTCCATAGAACCACCTGAAAACACCTCTTCATTAATTCGATCCACAAAACTCGAATAAACAGCACGATCAACTAAATCAACCTTTGACGCCAATTGACACATCACTCCATAAGCACTACCATCAGGTTTAGCCGTCATAAACTTGTATTGATTGGGATTTTCTAGCACAACGAAACCCACCTGTTTCTTCTCTTCATCTGTCGTAGCAGCAAAATTCCGCTTGTCTGAGTAAGGATCCATACACTGAATCGGCGCGAGGACCTTTGCAAAAGCGTCCACTTGCATGAATTTGTCCACAACAGCTTGTGGACTGGGGAGAGTCCCAGGACGTTGAACAAAGTGTTTAAATAAGGGAAGAACCTGTGGTAAAG